ATTGTATTAAACATGGTCATTGGAGTGTTTTTGAACAAGCATTTATGACGGTGGAAATTAACACCACCAGAGGACTTGCTGCTCAGATATTGAGACATAGATCATTTACATACCAAGAGTTTTCACAAAGGTATGCTGATAGTAGTTTGTTGGAAGAGACTATTCCTATTCCTGAATTGAGAAGACAGGATGAAAAGAATCGTCAGAATAGTACTGATGATTTGGATGCTAAACTCATTCATGATTATAGGAAAGGTATTGAGAAGCATTTTGAGGAGGCGATGTGGTTATATAAAGATATGTTGGCCAATGGTGTTGCAAAAGAATGTGCACGATTTGTTCTTCCTTTAGCTACACCTACCAGATTGTATATGACAGGTTCTATTAGATCCTGGATACATTATATTGAATTACGTTCAGCACATGGAACTCAGAAGGAACATATGCAGCTTGTAGAAGAAGTTCGTTCTATTTTTAATGAACAGTTTCCTACAGTAGCTGAAGCTCTTGACTGGGTTTAATAAATAATTGTACACATTATTAAGAATTGTATGCCTACCTATCCTGTTATTAACAAAGAAACTGGAGAGAAAAAAGAACTCTCCATGTCTATGATGAAATATGGTGAGTGGAAAAAAGAAAATCCTGACTGGGATAAAGACTGGTCAGCTGGTGTTGCTGGAATTGGAGAAGTCGGAGAGTGGGCAGACACTTTAAAACGGACTCATCCTGGGTGGAATGATGTTTTACATAAAGCATCTCAAGCTCCTGGTTCTAAAGTAACACCTATTACATAGTATGGCAAGAAAAAAATCATCAGCAGGAATAGGAACTAATCCAATCCCCAATGGGATGAGTAGCCGGAAAATGAAAAGAAAGAAGCCCATCAATCTTGATTATATTAAAAAGATTGAACCCCTTACAGAAAATCAAGGAAAATTTTTTGAATCTTATAAAGAAGATAAAAATCTTGTTGCCTATGGGGTAGCTGGTACTGGTAAAACATTTATTGCTCTCTATAACGCTCTTCTAGATGTCTTGGATCAAAAAAGTCCTTACGAAACGATATGTATTGTTAGGTCTCTTGTTAGTACCAGGGAAATTGGCTTTCTTCCTGGTGATCATGAAGACAAGTCACATCTTTATCAACTACCTTATAAAGCTATGGTGAAGTATATGTTTGAGATGCCAGATGAGGCATCTTTTGATATGCTTTATTCTAATTTGAGGGTACAAGGAACTATTGATTTTTGGAGTACTTCATTTATTAGAGGAACTACTTTTGATAACTCTATTATTATTGTAGATGAATTTGAGAATCTTAACTTCCATGAATTGGATTCAATTATCACTAGGGTGGGTGAGAATTCTAAGATTATATTCTGTGGAGATGCTACGCAAACTGATTTAATAAGAACCTCTGAGAAGAATGGCATCTTTCAGTTTATGGCCATCTTGAAAAATATGCCATCTTTTGGTATAATAGAGTTTAATGCATCAGATATTTGCAGAAGTGGTTTAGTCAAGGAGTATATCATTGCAAAACTTGAATTGGGTTTATGATGTTTAATCATGTTGTTATGGGTATCCCTGAATTAAAAAGGGTTACTATTGATGGGGTAAGGTATTATGATGTTCCTGATGGGAACAAATTGGTATCTATTACTTCTGTTATCAGTTGGATCAATCGTGAAATCTTTATTGGGTGGAGGAAGAGGGTAGGAACTCAAGAAGCTGATAAGATTACCAAGGCATCTACAAGTAGAGGGACAGATTTCCATACTTTGGCAGAACATTACTTAAAGAATGAAGAACTTCCTTCTGTTCAACCTCTTTCAGAATATCTGTTTAAACAGGCTAAACCCCAGTTAAGTTTGATAGATGATATTGTTGCTCTTGAGACTTCACTTTATAGTCAGAAGTTGGGAGTGGCAGGAACTGTTGATTGTATAGCTCAATATGATGGTGAATTGGCTGTCATTGATTTTAAGACTTCTAAGAAACCTAAACCACGTGAGTGGATTGACCATTACTTTGTACAATGTGCAGCTTATGCTTGTATGTTTTATGAGATGACTGGTCAAATAGTCAAGAAGTTTGTCATTATTATGTCCTGTGAGGACGGGGAGTGTGTTGTTTATGAAGAATATGATAAGGGGAAGTATATTAAATTACTCTCCGACTATATTAGAGACTTTGTTGAATCTAAATTACAAGAATATGCCTAAAAATGAAGAAGTTGTTATTTCTGAGTTAATTAAAAAGAAATTTTATTCTGCTAAAAAATTTACTGAAGAGATAGAGAAGGTTGTTCTTGAAAACAAGGATATGAAATATGTTGATGCCATTGTTTTCTTTTGTGAAAAAAATAATTTGGATGTAGAATCAGTTCCTAAGTTAATTACTAAACCTTTGAAAGAGAAGCTTAAATGTGAAGCTATGGAACTCAATCTTCTTAAGAGAACTTCTCTTGCTAAACTTCCTTTATGATTAAAGTGCAACCTTTTGATACTTACAAGGCTTATCTTGGATTAAAAAATCATTTTACCAAAGAGAAGTATGACTATGTGAAGTATTGTGGTAAGTCACGTGCTTCTCTTGAGTCTTTTTATAAGAGAAGGGATCGGTTTTTCTTTGAGAAGATAAGTAGACAGAAGAATGATGAGGAAGTTATAGATTTTTTTGTTGCTAATTTTGTTTCTTGTGATGATCCTCAATCTTTATGGGTGGGTGAGATTATGAGGAATGGTGAGGATAATTATACTAATTGGAAGAGAAAAACTCAATCCTTATCTTATGTTTTTAAGGAGGAGATAGAAAAAGTTTTTAATGGTAAAGATTTTGATCAGATGTTTGAGGTAAAAGGAACTACCCATCCAGATATAATTAAGGAACATTTACAAGAGAATATTTCTTTAGAAACTTTGATTATTCTTGATAAGCTTCTGGGATTTAAGAAAATTTTTGATAAAAAATTAGATGATCCTGTCTGGAAATTTCTTTCTATGAGAATGAAAAAATATAATTCTTTCCTAAATATAGATGTATTCCGTTATAAAAAAATCTTGAAAGATGTGGTGCTATGAGTGAGTTTTTTCGATCCGAAATGGTTCAGGAAGAATTGAGAGAGATTGAAAGATTACAGGAAAAAGTGTTTGGTAACATTTTTACTTTTCAATCTTTACCTAGGGATGAACAACTAGAACAAGTTAAAAACTTAGAAATTCTGTTGAATAAACAGAATGTATTTTATACTAGGTTGAGATTATCTGATGATCCTCAAGCCAAGGAAATGAAAGCACATCTTCAAAAACAGGCTCAACAGTTGGGATTTCCTCCTGATGTTGATCTGGGTAACGCCTTTAAAAATATGTTCAAGATGGTTGAACAATTGAGAAATGCTATTGACGTTTCTTGAGTTAAGCGTTAGAATAACGAAGTACACACAAGCCAAATACACCTAATACGAGGTATACAAATGGGTTTTTCCGACCTTAAAAAGCAAAGCTCTTTGGGCTCTTTGACTAGCAAACTAGTTAAGGAAGTCGAGAAGATGAATAATACTGGTGGAGGGGCTGATGATAGGCTCTGGAAACCAGAAATGGATAAGAGTGGTAATGGTTATGCCGTTATCCGATTCCTCCCTGCTCCTGACGGAGAAGATTTGCCATGGGTTAAGCTGTTTTCACACGCATTCCAAGGACCTGGCGGATGGTATATTGAGAACTCTCTCACTACCATTGGCGGTAAGGATCCTATTGGAGAATTGAATCGTGAGTTGTGGAATAGTGGGAATGAGAAAGATAAAGATACAGTACGTAAGCAAAAGCGTAAGTTGTCCTTCTATGCAAACATCTATGTTGTAAGGGATCCTGCTAATCCTCAGAATGAGGGTGGAGTATTTCTTTATAAGTTTGGTAAGAAGATCTTTGATAAGATCATGGATGTTATGCAACCAGAGTTTGAGGATGAGACTCCAATCAATCCTTTTGATTTCTGGGCAGGTGCTCACTTTAAGTTGAAGCTTCAGAAGAAGGATGGTTTCTGGAATTATGATAAGTCTGAGTTTGATACTCCAGGTCCATTATTGGATGATGACGATGCTCTAGAAGCAATCTGGAAGAAGGAGTATTCTCTTCAAGCTTTTGTAGCATCAGATCAATTCAAATCATATGATGACCTTAAGAAGCGTCTAGATTATGTTCTAGGTAATAAGAGACCTGCTCAACGGGTAAC